CGGTAACGGTGGGTGATTAATCATGGCGGCAGTAACGCTTGATGAAGTAAAACTTTATCTTCGTGTAGATTACGATGAGGAAGATGCAACCATAGCGGGACTAATGGAAGCGGCAACAGCCTTGATAAAGGAACAGGCCGGTAAAAACAAAAAAGTTTTAAGCGTTAATGGCGAAGTTATTGAGTCACCATTGGAAGACTTACCCTTGTTTCAAACCTGTGTTAAGCAGCTTGTTGCACATTGGTTTGAACGTCGTGGCGCCCAGGGTTTGCAGCAACAAAGTTTGCCGTTCAGTGTTGACATGATAATTGACCATTTTAAGTTGTCCTATGACTATCAATAAGAAAAGGGGTGACTGCAATGTTAATCGGGGATTTAGACAAACGCATAATAATTAAGGAACCTGTGGACGTCCCCGATGGGCAAGGTGGACGGAAAAATGATTGGTTAACCAAATACACAGTATGGGCAAGTATAAAAGCTCCAAGGACAAATACGGCTGTGGTTAAAGGGGCTGTGTCAAGTGAAATGACTCATGAAATAACTATACGCAAAAAGGATGATGTTGTAGCTGGCTATAAAGTATTTCATAAAAAGCATGAGTATGATGTTTTGCACAGTTACGAGGATTTTTACAATGGTACAGTGTTACAGTGCCGAGAAATTATAAAGAGGTCTTAGGTTATGCACATAACTTGTAAAACAAAAGGCGTGAAGGAAGTTGTCGCTAAAATAGGCAGATATGATACCGAGACAACTAAAAAGGTCAGTGATGTTGTAAATGGTTCGCTAAAGAATATAGCTAAAGGTGCTAGGCAAAGACTACCAACGTCAAAGTCAGGAAACTTGCGCAAAGGATTGAAAAAGAGTTTTGCCAAGAAAAATATAACCGGTTATGTAAAAGAAACTGCACCTCATGCTCACTTAATCGAATTTGGAACCAAGCCACATAGTTTGGACAAAGGAACTAAGAGAAAAGTAATGGTTATAAATGGCAACCCTATTAGCGGTAATGTAATGCATCCTGGATCTAAAGCGAAACCATTTATGCAGCCGGCATATTATGCTGAAAGGCGTAACTATGTAGCCAATATGATAAAGGCGGTGACTAAAATTTGAAACGAATACCACTTAATGCTTTTGCAAAAGCTATGTATGAGCTTCTATCAACCTATCAAACGACACCGGTGTATGACGACATTCCTGAAGGGGCAAAAGCTCCGTATATTTCATTTGGCCTTTTTACTTCCAAGGATGCAGGGACAAAGGTAAATGACATATCAGACTCAACTTTGAACATTGATATATGGAGTGACTATTCGGGGAAAAAAGAAGTAAATTCAATTGCTAACGATGTAATTGCCGTAATTAACACAGGCGCTTTTAACATTGGTGATGATTTTAGGTTTGAAGGTGGTCAGGTAGATTTCTTTGAAAGTTTTCCTGAAGACGACGGAGGTTATCACGGAGTAATAACCTTCCTAGCAAAAATTAGAAATATGAAGGAGTGATTTTAATGTCAGTATTAACATTACCAACTAATCCTAACTTATCGTCTGGGGAAGTCGGTAAAGATTTTATCTTGAAAATAAATACGGGAACAGCTGAAGTCCCTGTATGGACTACCATTGGAGGGCAACGGGGAGCATCGCTTTCTAGGTCTGCTGATGAAATTGATGTAAGTAGCAAGACAAGTGATGGCTGGAAAGCAACAAAGGCAGGATTGCGTTCGTGGTCTATTGACCTTGATGGTCTGGTTATTTTAAACGACACAGGTGCGCAAGCTCTTGAACAAGGTTTTAATGCTGGGAAAGAAGTTAATTTACAACTACTATACCCGGACGGAACGGCACAAACCGGTTGGGGTTCAATTACCGACCTTTCACTTGATGCGCCGCATGACGGAGAAGCTACTACAAAGGGCACGATTAGCGGAAATGGAGCATTATCTGAGCGGGTAGCTGCCTAGTCAAAAATAACATGTTAAAAGGGGTGGCTTAGTGCCACCCCTTTTTTGAAAATGAGGAGAGATTAAAGTGAAAAAAACAATACCTTTTGACCTATTTAGGCAGGGAGATACATTATATTTTAATATTTTAAGATTGCAAGAACTGGAAAGATTGTTGAACAAGCCCATAATGGAGATTATAGAAAAACAGTACATGGGTATTGATTTTTGCCTAGCAGGGTTGCAAGTCGGATTAAAACATAACTATCCACGTGCCAACGCTCAATTCTTTGCGGCAAAAATTGAAGAATACATGGATGATGGAAAAGGTTCAATTGATCCATTTATCGTTGCTATCATAAGCGCAATTATGGCCAGCGGAATTTTGCGTAAAGCCACGGCGAAAAAAACAGAAGAAAATGAGGAACAAGAAAAAAACGTGCAGAGGACGGAAGCAACCCCGTCCGAAGCATAACTGAGTGGCTGAAATGGGCTGAACCTCTAGCATATGGACCTTTAGCACTACTGCCGAGGGAGTTTGAAGAATTGCAACCGCAAGAATTTATAATGCTGTTAGATGGATATAAATGGCGACAGGAGAACGCAGAAAACTTGGCGGCATACTTTACGGCTTGCCAAATGTCCGTTCATACCAAAAGACCCGTATCTCCTGTAGCACTATTAAAACCTCTAAGACCAAAACAGGTCAAGGCAGTGCGAAAATCTGATGTGGAATATTTTAAAGCAATGGAAAAAAAGCTGAGTAATAAGGGTGGTGAGTAAATGGGTAAAATAGGCGAAATGATAGTAGCGCTTGGAGCAGATAATGCCAATTTAAAGAAAGGTATGAAAGAATCAGAAAATATAATAAGCAACACCATGAACGTTATTTCAAGTATGAAAGCCGAACTTGCCACCTTTGGCTCTTTGGCAACTCCATTGGTAGCAATAAAGTCATGGGCTGCAGCCGTAAACGATTTAGAAGATAAAACAAATTTAGCAGCAGAGTCTGCTTCTGAGCTTCTAGCAATTGGCCAATATGTCGGCCTTTCCACTGAAGACATGGCTATGTCGCTTTCAAAAATGAGTAAAACAGCTATGACAGCGGCGCAATCAATACAAACTGCTTCTCAAAGCGGAACGGAAAGCACAGACGTTTTTACTAAGTTTGGCATACAGATTTTAGACACCAATGGGAAATTATTATCTGCTGAACAGATTTTTGACAACGTGACCACTAAGCATAGAGAAATGGCAAACGGGCTTGAAAAAACAGCTATGGAGATGGAAATATTTGGCCGTAGCGGTGCCAAGCTAAACGATATGCTGAACCTATCTAAAACCGAAATGGATAATGTTAGAAATGTTGCTCAAAAGGCTGGGTTAGTTTTATCACATGACGTTACTCAAGCTTTTGAAGATGCTGAATTTAGGGGTAATCTTGCCGCACTATCTATTAAAGGCATAGCGACTAGCATAGGAGCGCAGATGCTCCCTGAATTCAAGGAATTGACGGGTAAGATGCAAGAAATGTCCGAAGAGTTCGCGCAGCTAGATGATGATACCAAGAGAAATATTGCTGTATTGTTAGAGGCGGCAGGAGGAGTTGCTCTGCTTTCAGTGGGCTGGCGTGGACTTGTTTACTTATCAGCACCTGTTATAAGTGCTATTAATGGAATATCGGCGGCATATGATGTTCTGACGGCATCAGCAGTGGCGGCAGAAATAGCTGTGGGTGGACTTGTATTAGCCCTTGCAGCTGTTGTAGCAACAAAGGCTTATAACGACTTCCAACATTATAAAAATGGTGGGAAATTTGAATATGATGATTTGGGAAATGTAACACAGGTAGAAGGCAGTGCAGACCCTATGCCCAATGGCTCAAGTGGTTCATCTGATGATTGGGACTTACACAAAGAGGGTTTTGATATGTATGACGATGACCTGGGGAGAAAAGATACAACGCCAGGTGGCTTGTCATTTAGCCCTAGCGAATCCGGTAGTACAAAAACTCCTAAGGCACCTAAAGCAACAAAAAACATACAAGATTCCATTGACGATATTACAGATGCCTGGAACAAAATGAACAAAACCATTAGCGACTCAACGCTTAGCGGTAATGCGGCAGAAATAGCGAACTTGTCGCAAACGGCTATAAACTCCATTGAAGGTGTAGGGGATAAATGGAAAAAGCTATCCCTTGATTATTCAAAATTAAGCGAAGATGACAAGGCAACGTTTCTTAAAAATTTAGATGATAAAAAAATCGCCTATGAAATTGACGGAGACGATCAACTTACTTTTACAGCCAATACTTTAACCGAGCAGCAAGCCATATATAAAAAATATTATCAAGACTTAGAAAACAGGCATAAGTCCTGCAAAGATATCATGGCTGATATTGATGCTGCCTATCAGGAAAACAGCATGGCCAAGTTGCAAGAAGCATTAACTGCTGAGAATGCTATACGCCTTAATGACTACGCGGCGCAACAAAGCATGATGGATACATGGAAAGAGGCTTTCTTGGCTGCGCATCAAACTACCGCAGATTTAGTATCAGGGCTTTATTCCACGTTATTTAACGGATTAAGTACCGCCCTATCAGATATTCTAACGCAAACGCAAACTATTGGGGATGCCATCAAAACGCTTGGGACATCACTGATTAAAGTTATAGCAGACTTTTATGCTAAACAGCTTGCTGGTATTATAGTAACTCAGTTAATGGGAAAGAAAACGGCGGATAAGCAATTGGATTCAGATGTTGCAAATGGGGCCGCTACGGCGGCAGCATGGTGGCCGGCAGCTGTAGCAAGGTCATTGGCTACGGCTGGTGGAAATGCGGCACCTGCAATTTTGGGTATGACGGCTACATCAGCAGCAGCGGCTGCGCTGAATGCGACTTTAAGCGGTATAACAGGTAATAAAGATGGTGGTTTTATAAACGGGAGCGGAACAGCGACATCGGACAGTAATTTAAGATGGCTTTCCAATGGAGAATATGTGATGAGGGCTTCCGCAGTTAGAAATATCGGAGTATCTAACTTAGAGAACCTTAATAACGGGGGAGCATTACCAACTGCTATTGTAAGTGGCGGCGGTATTAGTGCGGTGGCAACTCTAAATAATTATGGTGATATAAATAACGGTTCAGATTTAGAAGACTTGTATGACGAATTCAATTCGTTAATTGGCGCAGCAATAAGGGGGGCATAGAAGTGGGCCTCAAAACAATTAAGAACGGTGTTGTATGGGAACTTCCGGTTGGTTGGTCAATTGAAAATCATGGTACTTATGAATTTAATGGCAAACTGGAAGATAAAGCTTTCGCTCATGGTTCTAACCTAGTAGGTGATATGAAAGTTTCAGGACGTACTCTTGCTTTAACTTTTGATATGAAAGAAGGAACGGAAGAAGATTACAATAAGGCAATGAATGACGCATATTTGCACCTTACAGGAGCCTTCGATTTGGTTACGGGTAGAGAAGACCGGGTTTATCGTGTAGCAGGGTGCAAGGCACTTAAAATAAGTGAAAAACCTGGGTTTAAACAACGCTGGGGCGAAGTAGAAGTAACATTATTTCTCGCAGATCCATTTCGCTATGCTACCGATGAAACTGTTATAAATACCACTTTTACGGCAGCACAAACTCAAGGCGTAATAACATTTGAAAATCCATCAAGTGTAGACGTTCCCATAATAGTAACCTTCACGCCAGCAGCAGACTTGCCGGAAATTAAAATTGAACACGTTGAAAGCGGACAATATTTCGAGGTTAAAGATTCACTGTTAACAGCACCGGCAACGCTAAAGGTAAATTGCGAAGATGGAACTGTTTGGCGCGATAGCAATAATGCGATTAATGCTTTTACTGGGTTATTTTTGCATGTGCTTCCTGGCACCAATACTTTTAAATACACAGGCAAAGCCGGTACTGTTAAAATTGCTTACACTGCGGGGTGGTTTATTTGAACTTACTATATGGCAGACGACTCCGTGGTCGCTACATCTATATTGGTAAAACTACGTCCTCTGGTTCTCAGGATGATACACCGGCAACTTATTTGCCAGGAGTCTTTAAGATAATTTGTTATAAAGATGACGGCACTATATCTGCTGAATTTGGTGCCGGAGCGAAGAAAAACGCCGTTTCAAGTTTTAACTTTAAAAACGGCGAAACAGGTTGTGGTCAATGCACTATTACATTTAAAGAACTTCCTAGCAACACTGAATTAAATTATAAGCAGCGGGTTGATATCTTTTTGTTTAATGATAATAAACCGTGGTGGAGTGGTTACGTTTTAACGAGACCGGTAAAGGGGACCACAGAAACGGAATTTAACTTTACCCTGTATGGTTATTATAACTTGCTGGAAAAAGTCCAGTTATTTAAAACCTACGAAAACAAAGATGCAGGAGAAATCGTACGTGATATTGCAAAGACTGCTGAAAAGAAAATAGGTCTTGTGTACAATGCTGAAAAACTCATTAACACAGGGTATTTAATTACTAAGATAGTATTCGACGGGGTTACTGTTAAAGATGCTTTAGATCAATTATGTGACTTTGGGTTAGATTATGTGTACGGTGTGGACGAAAGACGCTCAATTTATTTTAAACCTAGGGTAACGGACATTAACGAACAAGCTCGGTTTTGGGTTGGCAAAAATTTAGATTCTTACATACCAACATGGAATATTGAGAAAATAGTTAATTGGGCACGGATAAAAGGGGCTAATGTTGACGATTCAGGCGAAAGCTGGCTTGCTACTGTAGAAGATAAAGAAAGTCAGGTAAATTATGGATTGCAAGAAGATATTTGGACATTGCCAAGTGCCTATGAAGCAACAGATGCAGAACGTTGGGGACAAAATCAAATTGAGAAATATAAAAATCCTGTTAAATCAGCAAAAATTAAAGGAATCACGCTGGAATACAACAAAAAAGATGGGACATTTAATGTGCGCAAACTCTCTACTGACGGTGAGTGTGTAATTACTGATACTGATGGGAACTCTGCGCAATACCCAATATCTACTATAAAGTATACCGTAAGCTCTGATAAGGGTATTTATTGCGAAATGGAACTCGGTGAACAACCATTTTCAATTGAGCAATATCTTGCCAAATTGGAAAGAGAATATAAAAACACGGAGTTGTTACAGCAGGCCTCTAACCAGCAGTTAACAACTTAAAAGGAGTTGATTTTTAGTGCCAAAAGATTATAGATATAACCCATTTGACGACGTGGCAGAACCGGTGCAATGCGTGGAGACACACATAATTCCCATGAATTCGCCATATGTGGTTAGGCTAAATGAAGTGCCTGTTAAGGTTTCGCCTTCTACTATAACTATGACTATTGCAGGAGTAACGGCTACCGAAGTTGCGGCGGCACCGGCAAGCGGTGAATTTCGTCCGGATTATTCTACTGGAGCCAATGATGACTCGGAGTGGAATACAGGGTTAATTCAATTTAATGCAGCTGATGCTGGGAAAATAATAGTAGCAACTTACAACGGACTAGGAACTCTGGCCAGCGTAAAAGCACCAAGTTATCCTGCGTGGTTTACGGACCGTGGAGATGGTAGCGACGGTGACTATGCACCTATCGCAAGCACGACACTTGCTGGTGGAACATACAATTTTAAAAGCGTAAATATTCCCAGTGGAGTGACTATTACACTAACTGGATGCGTCATCCTTAAATGCTTGGGTGCATTTGTTTGCGCTGGTATTATTACTGCTAACGGTGGTGATGGTGCTGCAAACAATGCAGGGAGAACTGGTGGAACGTCTGGTGGTAATATTGGGGGAATAGGAGGAACTGGTGGATTATCTGATATCAGTCCTGAAAATGGAGGTATTGGGTTCTGTGGCGGCATCGGTGGTTCCGGCGGAAGATATTATAACGGTGGTACTGTTGCCACAGGCGGTGGAATCAGTTATTTAGACAATGGAAAAGCACCAGCTGGAAATATTAATTTTGTTTTAAATCGTGGTCCTCTTGCTATTTGCGGTGGTGGAGGAGGCGGAGGTTTGGCTGGCAGTTATGGTGGAGGCGGAGGAGGAGGTGGTGGTGGAGGTATGCATATTATTGCTCATTCTGCA